GTGACGCGCGAGAGATGTGCTTGGTCGGATTTGTGGGTGGACGAGTGTGCGCATTGTCGGGGGTTTGGGTCGCCTGTTGTGTCGATCGGCATGGTGGAGCACTACATCGGCCGGCGCGCACCGCAATACCGGTGGAGGCCTCGCGAATGGCGGGCGCCTACCCCAGAGGCGACCAGCTGTGAGCATCGTCGTGACGACTTGTGCCCCGACTGTGATCAGCTCCTCGACGGGCTGCTGGCGGATGTGCCCGAACTGGTGGCGCAGCTGGTGACTGCGCTACGGAAAGGCCACCGGTTCGCGCCCCACGGCTTTCGGCGCGGGGACGTGCAACATCCGGACGAGTCCGCGCTGCCCTGGTCGCCGGCGGCGGCAGGTGCACTGGGTGACTTGAACACTCTGATGGCCTGCCCTCCGTCGGATCGTCGTCAACTGTTGCGCGTCTTGTCGCGGCTGGCTCAACGGGCTCACCGTGTGATCGACCGGCCGCGTGATCGCTCTGTCACGATGTGCCCTGTCTGCCGGGTAGAGCTGCTGGTGCCCGACGATGATCCACAGAAGCGCTCGATCATCTGCCCGACCGAGGGTTGCTCCTATGCCGCCACTTGGCAGCAGCACCAGATCGATCTGCTGGATGCGTTCGGTGATGCGATGTTGACCGCGGAAGAGGTCCGGTTTGTGCTGGCGCGAGGTGGCGAACCGATCACGCGACAGCGGATCTCATACCTGGTGCAGCGCCACGGCTTGCCGCGGGAGACAGTGGAAAACCCACGATGGCAGCAGGGACGGCTGGTGACCGAACCCCAGTTCGTGTATCGGTTGCGGGATGTGAGAGACCTACAGGCCCGGCTCACCCAGCCTGCCGCCTAAGTTGGGAGGAACCCCCGCGCGTGAAGGCTTCTCTCAGGGCTGCGTTCTGGTAGCGTTAGACACGTGAGGGACGTTTACCGTCCCCGAAAACCGAAGCCCCAGCCCGAACCTCAGGTTCACCAGCTGGGGCTTTTCCCATGCCGCCAGGCGCGGCAAAGGCCAGGAGCCCACACCCGTCCCGTCCGCTGCGAGGTGATGCCCCATGGCCACAACCAGCGACGAGCAGCGGGCACGCGTCGAACAGCTGTGCCGTGACGGTGTGGGGCGCAACGAGATCAGCCGGCAAACCGGTGTGGCTCTCGGCACCGTCACCAAGATCGTCAACCAGGCGGGCCTCAGCTTCGACCGGACAGCGACCAGGGCAGCCACCGCAGCCAGGCAAGACGACCTGGCGGAACGCCGCTCGCGTCTCCTCACTGGCATGTACACCGAAACCGAGACGGTGCTGCAGCGGCTTGCAGACTCTGCCAAGTTCCGGACCGTCCTGAAAGCGTCGTTCGGCGAAGAGAAGGCGAAGACGCTCGACTTCATTCCGCCCCGCGACTACAAAGATCTGGCTGCCGCAGCCGCCCAACTGGCGCTGGCTGCGAACCGGCTCGAACAGTCGAACAGTCCGCAAGCCGATCACGTCAAGGGTCTGCTGGGTGGGATCGTCGACCAGCTGGGCCTCAGCTGATGCTCAGCGACAAGCAGGTCGCATTCCTGCGAGAGTCGACCGCCACCGTCAACGTGCTCGAAGGGTCGATCCGATCCGGCAAGACGGTCGTCTCCCTCATCCGGTTCATCCTCGCTGTTGCCGCGTTCCTGCTGCGCCGCAGCTCGGGCGAAATCATCATTGTGGGCCGCACCCGCGAATCGGTGTGGCGCAACGTGATCGGACCTCTCCAAGACCCGAACGTCACCGGTTCTGAGGTTGCCGAACAGGTCGTCGGGAACTTCGGGGCCCCCACCGTCTCGATCTTGGGCCGGCGGATCTACATCATCGGCGCCCACGACGTGCAAGCCGAACTCGTGCTGCGCGGCCTCACCGTCGGGTTGGCGTACGTCGACGAGATCACCACGATCCCCGAACTGTTCTTCGTGCAGCTGCTGGGCCGCATGTCGGTTGAGGGCGCACAGCTGTTCGGCACCACCAACCCGGACAGCCCGCAACACTGGCTGAAAGCCAACTACCTGGACCGGATCGACCAGCTGCCCCACTGGCGGCGCTGGCATTTCACGATGGCCGACAACCCGGGCCTGACCGACGAGTACAAGCAGGCGAAAACACTCGAGTTCACCGGCTTGTGGTTCCGCCGGTTCATCTTGGGCGAATGGGTGCAGGCTGAGGGCGCGATCTACGAGCAGTGGGACGAAGACCTGCACCTGGTCGACGAGCTGCCAGCGGGCTTGATTCCACTCGGTGTGGGTGTCGACTATGGCACCACGAACCCGACCCGCGGCCTGATGCTCGCCTACGGTGGCGACCCGATCAGGTTGTGGGTGACCCGCGAATGGGATCCGCCGAAAGGCACTGAAGCTCAACGGTCGGCGTCTCTCCGTGAGTGGCTGACTGAACGGGTGCCGTGGGTGATTGTCGATCCGGCCGCCGCCGGCTTCAAGCAGCAGCTGTTCGTTGATGGTGTGACGAACGTGATCAGCGCCAACAACGCGGTGCTGCCCGGCATCCGGCTGGTCGCATCCCTCCTGGCGGCCGACAAGCTTCGAATCCATCGGTCGTGCAAGGCGCTGATCAAAGAGTTCCCCGGCTACATGTGGGATCCGAAAGCGACCGCCAAGGGCGAGGATGCCCCGATCAAGCTCAACGACCACAGCATGGATGCACTCCGGTACGTCTGCTATTCGACCCGCCACACGTGGCGACAAGCGATCCCGATCATCACCGCCACAGATGAGGCGCCAGGCAGCGAGGAGGCATCGTGAAGCCGACCAGCAACACCGCATGGCCGCCGGCCGAGTTTGCCTCGGTGCTGAATCCGATGCGCGAATGGGCGACCTGGTATGAGGGTGATCCCGACCAGCTTGCCGCCATCTACGGGAAGTCATCGAGCGTCCGGCCGTCGCAGCAGGCTTCAGGTGTGGTCGGCAGGGTTGCCCGCTGGTTTTGGGGTCAGCCGGTGCCCGCTGGCCAGTCGAAGGCCCGCACCCACATCCCGATCGCGCGCGACATTGCCCGCGTCTCGGCACGGCTACTGTTCGGCGAGCAGCTGACGATCAAGGCAGGCGACAGCGAGGATCAGCAGCTGGCCCGCCTGCATCAGATCCTTGACGACAACCACTTCGAACAGAGGCTGGTGGAGGCCGCCGAGTTTTGCGCCGCTTTGGGTGGCGTGTGGTGGCGAGTCAGCTGGGATACGACCGTCGCCAAGTACCCGCTGTTGAGCATCGTCCAGGCTGATGCCGCATTCCCAACGTTCAGCTACGGCCGGCTGCGGGACGTGACGTTCGTCCAGGTCGTCAAGGTTGAAGGCCCGACCGTGTGGCGCCATTTCGAAACCCACACTGCCGGATACGTCACCCACGAGCTGTACCAAGGCACCCAGTCGAGTGTCGGCACGATCGTGCCTCTCGCCGAGACGCTGCAGACGGCCGACTTGCCGGTCAACGAACTGTCGCAGATCGAGACCGGTGTCCCGATGGTGGCTGCCGTCTACGTGCCGAACGTCCGCCCTGTTCCCCGCTGGCGTAACGATCCGAACGGCCAGGAGCTGGGTGCATCCGACTTCGACGGCATCGAAGGCAGCTTCGACGAGCTCGACGAAGCGTGGACGAACCTGCGGCGTGAAGGCCGACTCAACAAGTCTCGAATCATCGCCGCCTCTGGCCTGCTCGAAAACCTTGGCCCGGGTGTGGGTGCGGCGTTCGACTCTGACCGGGAAGTGTTCACCCCTGTCCAAGCCCCAGCGGATGTGGCTGGACTGCCAATCACTCTCGCCCCCTCCACGCTGACGGTGGCTGACCGTCTCGCCGAGATCGAAGCGTTGATGCGCCGCATCTATTCGGATGCCGGCTACAGTCCCGAAACGTTTGGGTTGGGTTCTGCTGGAACAGCGTTGACCGCCACAGAGGTTGCTGCCCGGGAACGTAAGTCGATGACGACCCGCGAAGCGAAGACCCGGACGTGGACGAACGCTCTCGAAGATCTGCTCGAGCTGGTGTCGGCGCTGGACGCGAAACTGTTCGGTGGCACCGCGATCCGCCCCACGGTCGAGTTTGCCGCCTCGGTGTCGCCAACCTTGGCCGAGATCGCGTCGTCGGTGCAGGCTTTGAATGCTGCCCAGGCGGCATCTGTTGAGACTCGCGTCAAGATGGTGCACCCTGACTGGGCCGACACTCAGATCCAGGAGGAGGTGGCGAGGATCCAAGCCGAGAACGCGATGACGACCCCGACCATCAACCTTGATCCGATGACCGACCCCAATGCTGCCCCGACGGACGCCATCAGTTCTGCCGACGAGATCAAGGCGAAGGCCGACGCGATGGGTGTTCTCATCCGGGCCGGTGTCGAAAACGACTCGGCAGCCGCCCAAGTTGGTCTGCCTGGCGTCAACTTCCGTCCGGGCGCCACACCGATCACCATCAAGCTTCCGGGCTCTGACAGTACCTCCGCCTGATGCCGACTACCGCAGACCAGATCGAGCATCTGACCGACAAGCTTGCCGCCATCTACGGCGAAGCTGAGCGGGTGCTGCTGCATCGGATCGCCACCACACTGGCGAAAGGCATGGACAGCCCCCGCTGGGCTGAAGACAAGCTGCTCGAAGTGCAGCTGCTGCTGGCCCGCTGCCGTGGCGACCTGCAGAGCTTGGCTGGCAAGAGCAGCGACGAGATCACCGCGGCGATCATGAAGGCCTACAACTCGGGCCGGGCGGGGGCTCTCGCCGATCTGGCGGTTGCCGGGCTCGCGAACAAGGTGGCGGCCGGCGGGAATCTGTCGACGATCCACCAGGTGAAGGCACTCATCGGACAGACGGTGACAGGCATGCTCGACCAGCACGCCACCATCCTCCGTTCGGTCGATGACATATACCGCAAGGTGATTGCCTCGACCACACCCTTGCAACTCGCTGGTGTGGAGACGCGCCGCCAGGTTGCACAGCGGGCCCTGAACGAGTTCGCCGATCAAGGTGTGTCGTCGTTCGTCGATCGGTCGGGTCGGCAATGGTCGATGACGTCCTACACCGAGATGACGACCCGCACAGCCGCCCGCCGAGCCCAGGTTGATGGCCACACTGCCCAGCTGCAGGACGCCGGCCAGGATCTGGTCATCGCATCGAACCACTCCCAAGAGTGCAGCCGGTGCCGGCCGTGGGAAGGCAAAGTCCTGTCGCTGTCGGGCGCAGCCCGGATTGACGGGGTGCGGTTCGCTGCAACACTCGATGAGGCACGTGCCGCGGGCTTCCTGCATCCGGGCTGCCGCCACACGGTCGGCCTGTACATCCCCGAGGTCACCGAGGCGCCGACTGGTACTGCCGATCCTGAAGGTGACGCGAACCGGCAGCAGCTGCGGTATCTGGAGCGTGGCGTTCGAGCCTATCGGGCACGGGAGGCTGCAGCGCTCGACCCGTCAGCGAAAGCTGAGGCGGCGGCGAAAGCTCGCGAATGGCAAGCCCGGATCCGCCAGCATGTGGCCGACACGGGCGTGAAGCGGCAGCCGGCCCGCGAAAGGCTTGGCGCCGCGCTCTGAGCTTGTGGTGTGGGGGTCAACTACCGGAAACCTGTTCTGGGAGTAGTACCCCGCGAGACCCCGGTTAAGGCTGGGCTGGGTGGTCCGTGGCGGGTAACGCCAGCCCTGAACAGGTGCGCTTCCTTTCCCCACCTACGACACGACTTCGGCCGTGTGGCAACCCTGCCTGCCCCCGCACCACCCCCACTGTTTCCCCGCCGCCAGGTGCGGCACCAAACCGACCCAGGAGGTCACCAGCATGTCCCAGCCAGGAACCGAAACGATGCCCGCCGAGCTTGCCGAGATCATCGCCACCCATCGTGGCCTGTTCGGCGGCTACACCATGACTGCACCCGCAGCCGAGCCCGTGACGCCCGCAGCGCCTGTCGCTCCCGCAGCCCCGGTGGTCGCCCCGCCCGTTGCACCTGTGACACCTGCTGTCGCCGCAGCCGCCCCCGCCGCCCCGGCAGCGCCTGTCACGCCGCCGCCGGCAGAGACCCCTGAGCAGACGATCGCCCGGCTCACCGCCGAGGTTGCCGCCGCCCGCGCCGAGGCTGGGAAGACCCGCGTGAACGCGAAGCAGACGGCCGCCGATGAGGCCCGCGCCGCCCTCGTCCAGGAGCTCGGCAAGACTCTTGGGCTCGTCGAGAACACCCCGACCGATCCAGCCCAACTGCAGCAGCAGGTTGCCGCGGTCGGCACCGAGAACACGAGCCTCAAAACCCAGCAGGCCGCACTGCTGGCCGCTGTCGCACTCGGCGCTAACCCGGTTGCCCTACTCGACTCGAACAGCTTCCTCAAGTCCCTCGAAGGCCTGGCGCCCACGGACTCCGAGAAGATCAACGCCGCCATCACCGCGGCCGTCACCAGCAACCCGGCTCTCAAGACCACAGCCCAGGCGGCTCCCGTGGTCCCCAAGAGCGGACCAGAGATCACCGGCGGGCCCGGAGGTCCCAACAAGCCCACCACCCTCGAGGAAGCTGTCGCGGCAAAGCTCGCCGCGGCCAGCAAGTAGTCCCCGAGGCCCTGCCCTACCCCTGAACCTCTGAACAAGGAGAACCATCATGGCCATCACGCTCGCCCAGGCGAAGCTGAACACCACCGACGATGTCGACGTTCAGATCATCGACGAGTTCATCAAGAGCAACGACGTCTTGTCGCGGCTCACCATCGATCCGTGCGTGTCCGGTGCCGGCAACGGTGCCACCCTCACGTACGCCTACACCCGCCAGATCACGCAGCGCGGCGCCGCGTTCCGCGCGATCGGCTCCGAGTACATGCCGACCGAGGCCACGAAGCAGCGGTACAGCGTCGACTTGAAGCCGGTCGGCGGCTCGTTCGCGATCGACCGCGTCCTCAACCAGATCGGGCAGGCGGCTGAGACTGCCTTCCAGATGCGCGAACTGGTCAAGGCTGCGTCGGCGAAGTTCTCCGACGCGTTCTTCAACGGAGACACCGGCTCCGACGCCAACGGCTTCGACGGCATCCTGAAGGGGGTTACCGGGTCCTCCACCGAGTACCTGCCCCTCAACAACGGTGTCTCGGTCGGCTACATCGACTGGACCGCGGTCAACACCCAGGCCCTCGCCCTGTCCGCCCTGCGGCACGTCGACGCCTGGCTGGCTCTGCTCGACGGTCGGCCCGACGCGATCTACCTGAACAGCAAGGCGAAGGCCTGGTTCAAGACGGTCGCCTCGTTCGCCGGCCAGTACAGCGTCACCAAGGACGCTGTCGGCCAGCCGATCGAGCAGTACAACGGCATTCCGCTGGTCGATCCGGGCCAAGTGGCTGGGGCCAACACCGACATCCTGGCCCTCAACACCCGCGACGCGGATGCTGGCGGCGCTGGTGGCAACATCACCGGCCTGGCCGACCTGGTCGCGGTCCGCTTCGCCCTCGACGGTGTCCATGCCGTCCAGGTGTCGGATGCTCCGTTCGTTCAGAACTGGATGCCCGACTTCACCACTGCGGGTGCGGTGAAGACCGGTGAGGCCGAGATCTCGCCGATCGCTCCGGTCATCAAGAAGACCAAGAGCTGCGGCGTCCTGCGGAACATCAAGGTCGCCTGAGCGATCAAGTAGGGGCCGGTGATGTCAACCACTTCCCCGGCCCCTACCACTACCCCGCATTGCCCCAGGAGGAACCCATGAGCATCAAGATCACCGCACCATCCCCGGTCGACGGAGTCCAGTCCTACGGTCCGCACCAGATCGAGTTCACCAAGGGTGTGGCCGAGGTCGATGAGCTTGCACTCGGCGTGGAGATGTACATGCGCGAGCACGGCTACAACATCGACCGTGAGCCCGGTGAACCCAGCCCGGCTGACGAGGCCGACGACCAGATCGAGCCGGCCCCGCCCGTCACCGACACCATCGTGGTCGGAGATCTCGGCCCGAAGGACGTTCAGTCGCCCGAACCCGAACCCCAGGTGTCGGAGACGAAGCGCCGCCGCTTCTTGAAGTAGCCCCCCAAAGTGTGCGTGCCCGGATCCCCGCCAACCCGGGCCCGCACCCCTACTCGCGACTGGAGGTCTGCCATGGCACGTGTCTACGTAACCGCCGCCGAATACGGTGACGCCACCGACGACCAGCTGGCCCGCGCCAGCCTCGCTGTGGATCGGGCCCTGATCGGAGCCATCTACGACACCGACAGCAACGGCATGCCGACGGACGCTGATGTGCTGGCCGCCATCAAGCGGGCCACCATCGCGCAGGCGCGCGCAATCGCTGCTGTCGATGGCGGGCCGCTTCTCAAGTCGGCAAGCATCGGGTCGGCCTCCTACAGCTACGACACTCGCACACCGGACGGCCTCACCTTGCCAGCCGGCGGCGGCTTGTGCCCCGACGCAGCCGCCGAACTCCAACTGGCTGGCCTCACCCCCACCGGCGTGATCATCTATGGCTAGCCTGCCCGCGTTCCTGCAGCCGCACACAGTCAGCGTTTCCACCCGCCTCGGGTCGACTGGCGCCGGCGACGTGTTCGCAGCCCCGCGCACCGTCCAATGCTTCGCAGACCAGAAGGTGCGCATGGTTCGCAACCAGGTCGGCGATCAGGTGGTGTCGTCAACCACCCTGTACACGACTGCTGACCTGTCGTGGTTCACCCCCGGCTCAACCACCGATCGGGGAACGGTCATCACCGCAGCCCCGCGCGACGACGGCGATCTGGGCGGCTGGGAGCACGTAGAGGTGACACTCGAGTGAGAGTCGAACTCCAGATCGAAGGGGCGATCGCCAAGATCCGTGAGGCTGCCGCCGAAGGCTTGGAGATGGCTGCCGAACATGTGCTGAACGTCTCCAACGAGCATGTGCCGCACGAATATGGCGACCTGCAAGGGTCGGGCACAGTGTCGACTGATCCGGCCGACTTGAAGGCCGCGGTCTCCTACGACACCCCGTACGCAGCCCGCCAGCATGAAGAACTCGACTACCGGCACGATCCGGGCCGGTCCGCCAAGTTCTTGGAGAATGCCGCCAACTCGGAGGCTTCGACTGTCGGCCGGATCATCGCCAACCAGATCCGTTCTCGCATCGGCAGCTGATGCACCTCCGGATCGAAGTGGGGCGCTGGTGGCTGCAAATCGGCCGCCAACCTGACCCTCAACCTGAGACTTCGCAGACGCCGGCGATGGTCGTCGACCATCCGCAGCCGATGACGGTCTACACCCCCGAGCAGGGCGTCGGCTTCTACCGCCTGCCCGATGAGACCGACAGGGGGAGGCACCGTGGCTATTGAGACTCAGATCGTCGAAGGTGTCACCGCCCTACTTGCCGCGAACAACATCGGCACCTGGTCGAAGACGACCGCCTACACGTCCAGCCAGGTTGGCATCTACGACGGTCCGCTGGGAAGCGACACGAGCGAGGCTGTTGGCCTCACCGCCTACCCGGTGTCCGATCAGGTCGACTCCGAGACGGTACTCGGCTTGCAGATCATGTTCCGTTCGGCCACCAAAGCCGGACTGCGTGACCGTGCCGAGACGGTCTTCAATCTGCTTCACGCCCGGTGGGGGCTCCAGCTGTCGACAGTGCGCATCACCCACATGCTGCGCCGCAGCTCTTCCGATCTCGGCCGGGACGATGCCGGCCGTTGGCTCAGGTCCGACAACTACTACCTGAACCTGAACCACCCAACAGCAAACCGTCCCTGAAGGAGACACCATGCCTGACACCAGCATTCCCCGGGTGGCCCTCGGGGCCACCACACTGAACCGCAAGTGGTTCCTGGACGTCGACACCAACCCGACTGGCGTTGCCAACTGGGTTGGCGTGTTCGGCATCACCGACTTCAAGCAGGGCGTTGACACCAAGACTGGTGACTCATCCGACTTCTCCAGCGCGTGGGGTGGCACCCAGAACACCGCGCTCGGCTGGAAGGTTGAAGGCAAGGCGAAGCGGGCCACCACCGCCGCATCTGCGCTCGCCTACGATCCCGGCCAGGAGTATCTGCGCCAGCAGGCTCTGCTTGTCGGTGTCGCCGGCCGCACCCACGTGCGGTTCTACGAGATGGAGCCGGGCGGCCCCCGCGTCGAGGCCTACGACGGCTACGGCGTCGTGTCGTGGTCTGAGGATGGCGGCGGCCAAGACGCCCTGTCGATGGTGTCGTTCACCATCACCGGGGATGGTGCCCGCAACCCGATCACCCATCCGCAGCCGGGCGTCCCGTACATCACCGGCATCACCCCGGCTGGCCGCACGGTTGGTGGCCTGCTGACGATCGCAGGCACCAGCTTCACGGGTGCGACCGGGATCACGATTGGCGGCACTGCGGTGACCGTCTTCAACGTGGTCTCCGACGGTGTCATCTCTGCGGTCATTCCGTCTGGTGTGACTGCGGGCGCGAAGGCGGTCATCGTGACCACGCCGGCTGGCGCTTCGCCGAGCTTCACCTACACCACCACGTAGTCGGAAGCCCTCCTGTACGCCGTGGTGGGGTCTGAATCCTGGCAGACCCCACCACGTGCCTCCACAGACCCCACCCCAGGAAGCCCCACCAGGACAACCAGGAGACCAGCCATGATCCGTTTCGATCCGATCGACGAGTTTCTAGACCTCGAAGGCATCAGCCTTCCGATCCGAAGCCGCGCCTATCCTGACGGCAAGGACTACACGATTCCGCCGCCCGACGCCATGACTGGCCTCGAAGTGATCCGGCTCATCAGCGTCTACACGTCGAGCTCTGACGACATCGAAGCGCAACTGCAGGGCGTGGCCCAACTCGATGACATGGCTGGCGGCAACCTTGAAGAGCGTGTTCTTGGTGAAGCGTTCAACGAGATGATTGCCGATGGCGTGCCGTGGCCGATGGCGAAGCTCGCATTCCAAACCGCCATGTCTTGGATCAGCTTGGGCGCCGAGCCGGCCGCCCGATTCTGGGCTTCTGGCGGTGGGATGATGGGAAAAGCGCCGAGCCGGCCGACCCGGCAGCCAACCCGGAAGGCCCGACAGGGCTCCGCCGGTTCGAAACCGCCGACCAAGTAGCGTCCGGCATCACCTGGGTCGATCTGCTTGCCCACTGGGATCTGGTCGAAGCCGACCTGCACAGCGTCTACACGATCGACGTGGAAGACAAGGCCCTGCTCGGCCAACACACCTGGCGGTGGCTGAGACTTCGAATCCTAGGCCTGCTCAAACTCCCTCCCACGGTCACCGTCATCGGTGGGCGTGTCCTGCTTGTGCCTCAAACCCGCATCGGCTTCCTGCTGAATCCACCCGGAGGGGAGTGATCTGATGGCGCTCGACTTGGGGACATTGGCCGCAACACTCGTGGTCAACGACGCGCCGCTGAAGAAGACTCTGCAGCGAGTTCCCCAGGATGCGAAGGCCGCTGGCAAGAAGATCGGCGATAGCGTCGCGGACGGCGCGAAGCCTGGCATCTTGAGCATCCAGAAGATGATCTCGGACAAGCTGGGCCGGGTCGACGTTCAGAAGCTGGGAAGATTCGCGGTCGCGGGACTCTCCGCCGCTGCAATCGGCGGGTTTGTGAAGGGCAACGTCGACGCATTCTCCGAACTCGAAGACGCGACGGCCGCCGCCTCTGTGGTGTTCGGCAACAGCATGGACTCGATCATCGCCCAGTCGAAGACTGCCGCCACCACGATGGGCATGAGCCAAAAGCAGGTCATCGACGCGGCCAACACGTTCGGCACCTACGGCAAGGGTGCTGGCTTGGCTGGGCAGTCGCTGGCCGACTTCAGCAAGCAGATGACCCAGACGGCCGGCGACATGTCGTCGTTCAAGGGTGGCACTCCTGAAGAGGCTATCGAGGCTGTCGGGGCTGCGTTGCGTGGCGAGATGGAGCCGATACGTCGCTACGGCGTCCTGCTCGATGATGCTTCGCTGCGCAACGCAGCACTCAAGCTTGGTTTGATCAAGACGACGAAGGAAGCCCTCACCCCGCAGCAGAAGGTGTTGGCCGCCCAAGCCGAAATCTTGCGCCAGACGACGGACGCCCAAGGCGACTTTGCGCGCACCTCTGAATCGACCGCAAACATCAAGAAGACTGAGTTGGCTGTGCTCGCCGACTCGTCTGCCCAACTCGGCCAGAAGCTGGCGCCGGCCCTGACCTCCGCGCGCAAGGTTGGTATCGAGTTCTTGACGTGGGCCGTCGACAATCAGGCTGCGCTCGTCCCGATGGTGGGCACGTTCGGTGCTCTCGCGCTGGCAGTTGGCGGCTTCGTCGCTGCTGGGAAGGGCATCGAAGCGCTCAAGTCTGCCAAGGCCACCGTCGACGGCTTGAAGGTGTCGTTCGACGGAATGTCCAGGTCGGCGAAGATCGCAACCGCCTCAGCTGGAGCGATCGGTATCGTGGCAACCGCGGTGTCGGTCGGCTATGGCATTTGGGCGCAAGCAACCCAAGAGGCCAAGCAGCAGGTCGAAGACATGACCGAGGCGATCAAGGCCGACTCGGGGGCGCTCGGCGAGAACTCGCGAGCCTACGCGTTCAACGGCCTCAAGAAGTCGGGAGCCATCGACGCTGCGGCCAAGCTCGGTGTGAGCGCCAAGACTGCCGTGGATGCTGCCCTCGGCGAAGCTAGCGCGGTAGACGAGATCACTGCGGCATACCAGAGGCGTCAGGCGGAAGCACAGAAGACGGCCTCGACCGAGCGTGATGCGATGACTGCTCAAGCCAACATTGGTGCCGTCCGGGACGCCTACACTCTGCTGGCCTCGGACATCACTGGCCTGCAGGGCACCACCCAGCAGGCGATGGAGGACGAGAAGCAGTTCAACGAGGCGGTCGGCACCACATCCACGTCCGCAACGTCAGCGGCAACAGCGACAGGGCAGCTTTCGGATGCTCTCGACGGGACTACGACCTCGGCGACTAGTGCTGCTGGGGCGGTGGACACCTACGCCACGAAGCTGAACAAGGCCTATGACGCGTCGCTGAATCTTCGCTCTGATCGGCGTGCGCTGCGGCAGGCGTTCGATGATGCCACCGAGGCAGTCAAGAAGAATGGCCGGACCCTCGACGAGAACACGCAGAAGGGGCGAGACAACGGCGAGGCGCTAGACAGGATCTCCCAGCAGGGACGCGCGTGGGTCCAGTCGTTGAAGGACCAGAAGAAGCCGCAGTCGGAGATCAACGCTGCGATGAAGGAGTCTCGCAACGACTTCATCAGCGCCGCCACCGCAATGGGCATGGGCGGTACTGAAGCGGCGAAGATGGCGTCGAAGCTCGGCCTGATCAAGGATCCCGCAACGGCAGCCAGGGATCGACTCGCCGCCCTCTCGAAGAAGGCGAAAGAGCTCGACGGTCAGAACATCAAGATCTCGGTGTCCGCATCAATGAACCGGTCGGCAGACGAGATCGTCTACAAGGCGTCCGGGCACGGCAGTATGAAGTTCACCGCCCGTGCTGGCGGTGGTCGACTGATTCCCGGCCTCGGCTATCTGGTCGGTGAACTCGGCCCCGAGCTTCTGCAGATCGACAAGCCCGGCGTGATGACGAACCATCGGGACACGAAGCGGATCCTCGAGAGCGCATCGCAGGGCAACCGCGCCCAAGAGCGGGCGCCGATCCAGTTCGAAATCAACAACCACTATCCGCAGGCAGAGCCGGCCTCCGAGTCGACCAACAAGGCGTTGCAGTACGTCGCAGCATTGGGGGTGTGATGTGGCCTCTTGGTTGATCAACGGGCTGACCGTAGACGCGGCTCTCGGGTTGAAGCTTGAGCAGGACACCACCTGGAAGATGAACGTGTCGGCGCGGCAAACGCTCGTCGAGATCGCCGGACAGCACGGCAACCTGAACTTAGGTTTGCCGGTCTTCGACGCCGGCACAGTGTCGATGCAAGCCCTCGCAATGGCCGCATCTGAGACCGCAATCGAAGAGGCGATCACCCAGTTCACCGCACTGTGTGCGAGCCCCACACTCACCCTCACCCGCATCTCGGGTGGGGTGACGACGACCGCCACAGCGAAACTCGTTTCGATCAGCCCAACCGGATGGGTTCCCGGTGCGTCGATGGTGCGGATCGTTGCCCTGTTCGCGCTGCCTGGCGTGTTCCTGCGTGGCGACGTGTGGACGTCTGCAGATCTCGCTGCACAAACCGATGTGGTCGCCGCCGAACTGTCCGGACTGTCCCCGTCGTCGGCGCCCATCGTCGATACGACCTGCCGGATCACCGGGCCGTGCGTCAACCCGTACGTGTCCGATCCGGGCACCGGCACCGGCCTGCAGTGGATCGGGACGGTGGCTGCCGGCCAGTACCTGTTCATGTGCGCGAAGCCGCTCAGTGCCCGGCTGTCGTCCTCAGCTGCTGATTGGGCGGCGGGCGGCACCGACGTTTCGGCCAACCTCTCATATCCGGGCGCCGGCCTTCTCCAGTTGTGGCCTGCCGTGCAGGCTGCGGCAATCCGAAAGGTGTTGGTGTCTATGACTGCCAGTTCTGGCCGGACGTCCGCAACGAAGCTGGCTGTGCGTGGGCAGGCGGCCTTTCTGTGAGCTACGAGATCCGTCTGCGCGCCTACACTCCCGGCACCGACACTGTGCTGGGGTTGCTTCCCAGCCCTCTGTCGTGGGAAGCCTCCGTAGTCCACAACAACGACGGAGCACTGACCCTCAAGGTGTCGGCGCTGGCGGATGGTGGCGCCATCCTGAGCCGCACCCTCAACCAGGGCTTGGATGTGGCGCTGGAGGTCAACACTACGGGTGCGCCCGACGGCTGGGTTGAGCCGGACAACTGCCGGTTCCTGATGATCGACCGGAAGCGGGATCAGACCGACCCGGCGAAGGTTCTCGAGCTCAGTCTGGTGTCGTGGTCGTGGCTGCTCAACAAGATTTGCGACCTGAACACGGGTGCTCTGCAAGGCTCCAAGTCGAAGTACGCAGGCCAGCGCCTGTTTGCCGCCACCTCTGATGCTGGCGACGTGTGCAAGAAGATGCTGGACGAGCACGACGCGCGCTCCGGTCCCGCAGTTCCGATCGTGCGGTCCAGCTGGACGACGACTAAGGACAGCCTCGGCAACAACTGGGCAAAGAAGCTTGGCCGCAACAGTGAGGGGCGTGCGTTCCCAGCCGGCCAGCCGCTGCACGCGAAGCTCGATGCGCTCACCACGAACGGTAAGTGTGATTGGCGCACGCGCGGGCGCGGGTTGAGGATCTACAACCCGGGCACCGCTTTTACTGATCGGTCCGCCACGGTGACGTTGCGGTACGGCGATGACCTGTCTGAGGCCCCGTCGCAGACGTCGCAGGCCGACCGGGTGGCGCGCATCCTCGTGAAGGGCGACGGGAAGCACAAGGCCACCGAAATCGATCCTTCCGTGCCCGAGTTCTATGGCCGCTGGGAGGCGATGCTCGACTGCTCTGGGGTGAAGGACGACGACGACCTGCAGGACGCTGGTGAGGCGGAGCTGGCGAACCGGAATCGGATCAAGGGCCAGTACACCCGAGAGCTGACGATGGCCGGGAAGTACCTGCCGTTCCGCGACTACAACGTGGGCGACTTCATCAAGGCGCCGGGCGATTCGGGCGACGAAGTGTTGCGGGTGATGCAGATCACAGTAACCCGGTCTGAGGGGAAGCTTGGTGGCAACGTCGTGTTGGGTGACCGGTTCACCAACAAGGATTTGTCGCTTGCGTCGAAGGTGTCGGCGATCTCTGGTGGTTCTTCTGGGGTGTCGGGCAATGGCACGTCGGCAACCCCTCCCGCTGAGGACACCAGGCAGGCTGAGGCTCCGGCGGGCTTCACTGCGTCCGGCTCGCTGGTTTTGGGTGCGGATCGTCGCTGGTCAGTGAACCTCGCGGCCTCGTGGGCTGCGGTGACGACGGCCACCGATGGGTCCGCACTGGATGTGTCCGGCTACAAGCTGATGGCCCAGCCGGCGGGCGGCGAGTGGCGCGAGCTGACTCGGACTGCTGCTGCGTCGCTGATGCTGTCGGGGTTCGCCCAGGGATCGGCGTGGACGTTCGCCGTGCAAGCGATCCCGGAGACGGCCAAGTGGGAGTCTCCGTGGTCTACGCAGGTGGCCGTGACGTTCCCGGCCGATACAACCGCACCCAACAAGCCGTCGGCGCCAGTGGTTGAGTCTCAGCCGTCAACTGTCTCGGTGACGTGGGATGGTCTCGACTATCTCGGCGGGGCGATGCCCGGCGACTTCGACCGGGTGGATGTGCTGATGGGCACCACGAATCCGCCCACTGAGGTCGTCGCACAGATGCCCGCCGGCGGGCAGTACGTGGCTTTGGCGGAGATCCACTCGACGGTCTGGGTTTCGCTGGTCGCCTACGACACGACCGGAAACTACTCGGCCGCAACCACCCCCGTCTCGGTGGTGGTGAAGAGCGTCCTGGACGACACCGATCTGGCTGACCGGCTGGCCACAGCCCCGCGCTTCTACACCTCTCCGGATCACGAACCGCCCGCCACCGGCATTCCGGCGATGTCGTGGTGGCTGAAGGCGGACGGTACCGCCTGGCAGTACGTGTCGGGCGCGTGGGTCGCGCAGGCCAACGCAGTCACAGGGTCGGTTACTGCGGCTCAGGTGCTGGCTCTGCTGATGGCTGCAGCGTCGGCCACGATCGGTGACCTGTCGGCTGATGCTGCGACGATCCAGGCTATGTACGCGCAGGCGTTCACTGCGGCGACCGCAGCGATCGGGCTGGTCAAGGCCGACCGGATCGTGGCGGGGGCCCTCGACGCCTACACGATCACCGGCGTCATCATTGATGGCGGCACGATCACCGGTGGCACGATCAATGGCGGCACGATCAATGGCGCGACATTCGCGGCAACCGGCGCGGACGGAACAGTGCGAGTCCAGGTGACTAGTACCTCCTCGACAGCGCTTTCAAAGATGACGCCAAGCTGGATATCCGTAGCAAACTCAAACGACATAGTCGGGGGATCGACTCCGGCCAACAATGCCACCTTGCGCGGAAATGGCCTGGTACTGACGGGGAGTAGCGCCGGGTACCACGCTGGAAGCTTGAAGTTGAACGATGACGCAACGCGAGGCTACGGCTTAGCGCTAGCCAGTGACACCGCCTTGGAACTGTCGTCGGGAAGCGACACGGTGAACACAGCGGCCACCAACCTCAAGTCGGTGGCACCCTTTCTCTTCTTTGGGACGAAAGCCACTACAGACCGCTTCTACTACCTCCCAGAGACCACCACGTCCGCAGCGAACGCATTCTGGTCATCGGTGCAGGCCAACGGCTACCGGCGGTTGCAGGTCAACACATCGGTCCGTGACGCCAAGGGCCTCATCCAGGATCTGGACGCCACCCCCGAGGCGGTCCTCGAACTCCGGCCGCGTACCTGGTTTGACCGCGGCGAGATGGTCGAGGCTGGGCTGGATCCCGACGCGGCCAGCGAAACGGAGTGCCTAGCAGCCGGACTGCGCCGCGTCCCAGGGTTCATTGCTGACGAGGTAGAGCAAGTCGACCCACGGTTCGTCTCCTACGACAACGAGTGGCTCGACGACGGCGTCGATGGGGTTGCCGCCCGGCAGGTGTTGCGCGGCGTCGCCTACGACCGGATCTCCGCCGCACTCCTCGTGCTGGCCAAGTCCCAGCAGCAGCAGATCGAGACGCTCACCGGCCAGCTGGCCAGCATCGAATCCCGACTCGCAGCGATTGGAGCCTGATGCCCAACACTCCCGCATCGAAGCCGTCCCGCTGGCGGCCATGGATGACCGTGATCCTGGCCGCCCTACTCGCGTTCGGAATCGGCACCGCAGCACCAATCCCCGGCAAGCAAGCCCTGGTGGACATCAACGACGGGATCCTGATCGCAGTCCTGGTGGCGATGGGCGGGTTCCTCGCCCAACTGAATCAACGGCAAGGGAAGCTCGAGGACAGGCTGACCCAGTTGGAGGCTGCCCGCTCCGAAGCTCTCGACAAGCTGGGGGCGGCAGCCTCCTTCATCAACCGGATCGGCTTGTGGGTTGCCCGGGGATGCGTAGGCCCAATGCCGCAGCCACCCGACCAAATCCGCGCCCACATCGATGCTGAACTCTGGGAGTCGGACGCTCCCGGCGGCACCGACTGACCTACCCCATCCCTCAACCCTCTCGGAAGGAGGGCGCTTCGCCATGCCCAAGTATCTCGTGAAGGTCGATTCTGCCGGCCACACGCTGCGTGCCGACTTCGCCGCCGCCTACCTGCGCGCCCAAGCGGACGGAATGCCGACCGGTGGTGTCGACGTGTTCTCCCGGACGCTCGCTCAGCAGGCCGCCCTGGTGAAGGTGGCGAAGAAGCGCGGCGTGGTGACTGCACCGGCCACCGAGAATGCCCCGCACGTCTCCGGGCGCGCGATGGACATGCACACCACGAACCCGCAGACCGACAAGTACGATCCGTCGCCGGCGCACCGGTGGCTGACTGAAGGCGGCCGTGGAGATCTCGATCCGAAGAAGAGCGAGAAGCTGCGTGGCCACCGGTACGGCATCTACCGCACGGTGCCGTCCGAGCGATGGCACATGGGCTACCTGCCGGAGAAGGACACCACTGCGAACGCTGATCTCGATCGACGGCTGAAGGCACTCGGCTACACCGGCCTGACTCGCGCCGCGAGGGTGAAGGCCTTCCAGGCGGCACACAATCTGGCCGCGGACGGCAAGGCCGGCCCGCAGACCTGGTACGTGCTGCTGACCAGCCCGCAGCCGAAGCCACCGAAGCCGGCCACGCCAGTCACTCCGCCGAAGCCGAAGACGGCCCAGATCAAGATCCTGGTCGCCAACCTGCACGATCCCCGGTTCGGTGGCCCCAAGGACTCGGAGGCTCAGGCCGAGTTCGTAGCCAAGCTCGGCCCGGATCTGATCCTCACCTCCGAGTCTCGCGACATCGACCGGACCGACATCCGTTCCGCCGGTCGGACGAAGCTGACCTACCCGTCCGAGGCTGGCACCGTCGGCATGATCTGGGACGACGCCGTGTTCGCTCATGGTCCCCGGCTCCTGGCCGACTATGGCGACGACTACCACGGTGCGGTGGCGGCCGATCTGACGGTCCGCACCATCAACCGACCGATCCGGGTCATCTCGACCCACACCCGGCCGAAGACCGTGGCGACCGACGCGAAGAAGAAGGCCGACATCCAGAAGGCGGCCGGGCTGAAGCGTGGCCTGACGATCCTCGCCGGCGACCTCGCGAAGGACCGTCCGGGATCGTGGCTGACTGGCTGGAAGCGGCTCACCCCCGAGTCGCTGGACACGATGGACGACAAGGGCCACCAGATGCCCGACTCAGCATGGGTCAAGGGTTCCGGCATCAAGGTCGTCAAGGTCGAGCTCATCAACCCGGGCGAGTTCAGCGATCACCGCTGGCTGCTCATCACCATCGAGGTGTCGGCATGAGTGAGGTCGCCCAGGTCCTGCGGGGCGGTGAGGTCGACTACCTGCACTTCTGGTGCCCCGGATGCGACGAGCGGCATCAGATCGTCACTGGCCGTCCCGATCCGGGCATCCGGTGGGACTGGGACGGCAGCCTCGAAGCGCCCACAATCAGCCCGTCACTGCTGGTCACTGGCAAACAGTGGCCCGAGGAGTTCTCGTTCCACAAGCCGAGCCACCACGTAGCGCCCGGCGAGCCGATCGTGTGCCACAGCTTCATCCGCGCCGGCCAGATCGAGTACCTGTCCGATTCCACCCACAACCTCGCTGGCCAGACGGTGCCCATGCTGCCGGTCGACCAGTGGCCGTACTGACCCAACGCCTGAGGAGGCATCATGTCCGAAACCCCGAACGTCGTCATCGAGAACCCGCAGGTCCGCCGTGTCCTGGTCGTGATCCTCGGCGTCGTCGCGATCATCACCGCCTGCGCCGCGATCGTGCTCGGCTTCTGGCCGGAACTGTCCGGACTTCAACCCGATCCGACACGGATCATCGCCACGGTGAACGCCATCGTCAGCTTCCTATCCGGCGCGTTCGGCCTAGGCGTGACCCTGCCGAACATCCCGAAGACTGCCACAGCGGTTGAGGCTGACGGCTTCGATCCGGCGCTGCCTGAGTCAGAGCCGCGATACGCCGCCGACAGTGAAGCGGCTGTTGAGACGGACGCCGCGCCGTCCGAAGGCAACCCATCCTGATCTTTCCCCCGAGCAGCACAGCGCCCGGCCTCCACGCGAGGTCGGGCGCTATTGCTGTTTCTGGGCTCCGCCGCGCTACTTCGACGCTTGGCAGGTCGCGATCATGTAGGCGCCCGACGCGGTATTCTGTGCCACCACGACATCATCAATGATGATCTTGCAGGTCACCTCGCCATACTCGCCTGTGTTCTGAGCCGAGATGTAGAGGAAGTCGGGCGCGTTACTGCCGGTCATCCGGATGCCCTGCTGGCCGGCCTTGTTCATCAACGGCAGATCGATGCTCGCTTGGCTCGTGCCCGATCCGGTCGTGTAGGTCACATCTGCACTCGACGCCGACCCAATCACGTAGTAGCCGTACGTGTGCACCCGTGGCGTGATCGACGGGTCAGGCAACGACTCGAGAGTGCGGGCCGGCGTGCAGCCGACCAGCAGAAGCGCCGCCAGAGCGGCCAGGGTGAGCCTCATGCCCGACAGCCTAGAACCCATGATCCTTCACCTTCCTCAACACACCCGGCCCGGTACAGATTGGGTAAGCCCGGGCCAGCCAACGGCACCGCGGCTGAGCGTTACCGGGCACAAGATGACGGTCCTCGACAGGTCGTCACTTTCCGCTCCACTGAGCGTGGAACAGGAGAGTCCATCCGGTCGGCCAACCACCAAACATGCCATCTGGCTAGGGGGTTTCGAGTCGGGGCGACAGGACTCGAACCTGCGGTCTCCTGCTCCCAAAACCTGCCTCACACCCTAGCCAGAGGCCACACGGTAAAGCCCGGGTACGACCAGTTCAGCCGAGCCGCGCGTTCATCCGGCTCGCCACATCATCCAACCCCTGATCCCACAGATGGCCGTACACGTCCAGGGTGACTGTTGCCGACCGATGGCCGGCCATCCGCTGCACCGCCTTCACGTCCGCACCATCGGCGATCGCCCACGAAATCGCGGTGTGCCGCAAATCGTGAGGAGTCACATCGGTCAGGTGGGCTTTCTTGACGGCAGGATTCCACACCCGTGCCCGCCAGTTGTCTTTCGTCACCCGATTGCCGAGCACCGTGGCGAACAGTGGCGCCGTCGCGGGACGGTCAAGGTCGAGCATCGCCACCACCTTGGCCGGCACCGGAAGATCCCGGCCCCGCTTTCCCTTCGCCCTGCCGATCCACGCCCGCCACCGCCCCCGACCACCAACCTTGCGCCGAACCACATCCCCAACATCGAGCGCGCACACTTCGCCGATCCGTGCCGCTGTGGTGGCCATGAACCACACCATCGGTGCATACCAGCCACGACTCACCGAATCGGGGGTGCGGGCCATCCCCCACCCGTCGGCAGCATCCGCGATCGCCTGCACCTGCGCAGACGACAGGTAGAGCGGTTCGCGGCGTACCTGCACTGGTAGCGCAAGCCGCTCGGCCGGGTTCACCGGCACGATCCCGCGGGCGACCGCCAGCTGCATTACCCCCGCCAAGCATTGGGCCAACTTGTGTTTCCGTGACGCTGAGCCCGGCTCGGAAGACACCCAGGTTTGCACATCCTCCCGGGTCACGTCCGAGGCCATCGTTGCGCCCCACCGTGCCCGGACGGCTCGCGCCGCCAGCTTCACCGCCTCCACACCTTTCGGGCTCAGATGCGACTTGCCTGCCAGCCACACGTCGATCAGCTCCCCCACCGGTACGTCGCTCGCGCTGGTGGGTGGTCCGCCGGCGATCAGCTTCGCCTCGTACGCTTCGGCGGGCTTCTTCAGCCGGAAACCCTTCGACGGATGCCCCGGCACAGTGACCCGATACCTCAGTCCTCGGCCGCAGCGTTTCGTCGGCCTGGACAGATCACCTTTCTGGTACCACAGGTCAGTGACGGCCACGGGCCCTCCTGGCCGCCTCGCGACGCCGGTGCAACGTCCCACATTCCCGTGGGAACTCCGCCCGCACCTTGGGGTCATCGATCGCCTGCAACGCCAGTTGCACCAGCCGGGTTGGGCTCACCCCTGTCTCGACACTGAGCTTGAGCCAGTCGCGATCTACTGCGGCGGCGAGAAGGGCGGCAGTGTCAGGCACCCGGGCCACACTTGGCGAGCCCCACCCCAGACTTGGCGCGGACGAGCACCACCGTCACTGTGGCGTCGTCCAGCGTGTACAGCGAGTAGGAGCCGCAGATACTGGAGGCCACCTTCTTGGCTTCGCCCGTCTCGGACAGGTCGGTAGCGACCCACAGGGCACCGGACTGGATCGTCACCTCATCGATGTGCGGATACCACTTGGCAGTGTCGATTCCTTGCGCCTCTTCGAAGTCGGCGATCTTGCTGCTGTCTGGCTTTCCACCGCCAGCCGGTGGGGCGGTCACATGGGCGGCTCCGGCTGCAGGGTTGGTGATGGCACCGATGATGCCCAGCCCTGCGAGGCCGAGCACGACCACACCGACGACGATCAGCCAGATCGGAGTCTTCTTCTTCGGGGCAGGCGTGATGGTCATGAGTTCTCCAATCGGTTCTTGAGGTAGGCCCGCTCTGCGGGGTGAAGATGGTTGAGTCTCACGGTAAGCAGGTCAGGATCGACGTGAAGTAGTTCGGCGGCATAACCAAGCTGGGTCGATTCAGCTAGTACTTCGCCGAGGGCCCTGATCGGAATCAGGCGCCGGGCTGACTCCTTCTCTACGGCAAGTTCCTCGCGCGCTTGAAGTACCGGGTCCGCTGGAGCCGGTCCGCGCTCGACATGCACCAACTCATGGCAGAGCGTGCAGCGGGACGCGGCCGGCGGTATCCGCGGATCGATAGTGATCGTTCTGGCTGGCCACACTGTCTCGCCGAGCAGACGACCCGGTAGCGGCCTATAGGTCAATGTCCATCCGTCCGGCAGTTCCCCCTCCATGGGTGGAGATACTGCCGGACGGGTCAGACATTCCACTCAGTCGTCGATCTTGGGGGCGTCGCCTTCGCGGGCTGCTCGCGGCCAGGAGTCTCCGCCCCAGTCGACATCGGGGACCTCCTCTTGCCCCGATTGCAGATCGCGCACCCTGCGTTCGAGTGATAGGTATCGCGCCTCTACTTCATCGAGCAGTTCTCGCACGCCGTACGCCGAGAGGCCAGCCTGTCGGACGGCGCGTAGCTCTTCCTCGATTAGCCGCGCACGACTGGCCGGTTCAGCTCCGGCATGTGGATCTTCTCCAAGTGCCGCGAGCGTGCCAAGGGTCAGATCCAGTGCGTCCTCGATTCTCGCCAAGGTGCGCCTGGATGGCCTTGATCGGCCGTTGAAGAAGTCGGTCAACGTGTTCTTGTTCAGCCGGGCCTCGCGCCCCAGGTCGGTTTGATTCCAGCCGCGCTTGGCAAGCTCGGTCGCAACGAATCGAGCCAGCGCATCCTCTGCCATGTTCGGTCCTCATGCCCTAGATGGTGATCGTTCCGTCCAAGAAACATCAAGGACGCCAAACGTCAGCCTAGGGCACCAATACCGGGAAAACACGGATGTAGTTTCAGGACCGATTCGCGCCCCGACTAGGACAACCAGTATCCAGCAGGATAGTTTCCGGGTTCCCCGTTGACACGTTCCTGGTTGTGCGAGTAGAGTTCAGGACATGCCAGGAATCAGTCCCACTACTCCCGATCTCGACCCGGAGCTTGTCCGGGTCGGCGCCACAATCAAGGCGCTTCGTGAGGCCCGCGGCATGACCCAGGAAGACCTGTCCCGTGCGGCGATGCTGTCGCGGGCCTACGTCGCAAACCTGGAAGCGGGCCGCAAGAAGGCGTCGATCAAGGCGATAGCCCGGCTCGCAGCCGCGCTCGTCGTCCCACAGATCAGCCTCATCCGGCCCGACCAGATCCGCGATGCAGCATGACCGCCCTGATCATCCCGTTCCGCTACGCCGAGGCGCGCGAACTGCGCACGGTTGTCATCGACAGCGAGCCGTGGTTCGTCGCCAACGACGTCGCCGCGATCCTCGATCTCGACAACCCACGACCGTCGCTGGCGCTTCTCGACGACGATGAGAGGGGTGTCCACACTGTTGACACCCTTGGCGGCCCCCAGTCGCTCACCACGATCTCCGAGGCTGGGCTCTACTCGCTGATCCTCCGCAGCCGCAAGGCTGAGGCGAAGCCGTTCAAGCGCTGGGTCACCCACGACGTCATCCCGACGATCCGCAAGACCGGCAGCTACGGCGTCCAGCACGCACTCCCCCAGAACTATGTCGAAGCGTTGCGCGAGTTGGCCTCTCAGGTCGAGGCCACCGAGCTGGCCAAGATTCGTATCCGCGAGCTCGAGCCCGCCGCGTCCGCGTGGGCCTCGCTGGTCGAGGCGACCGGCGACTACTCGGTGGCCGACGCCGCGAAGATGCTCAGCCGCGACCCCGCCATCACGATCGGCCAGAACACCCTGTTCCGCTACCTCGGGAAGCACGGCTGGCTGTACCAGCGCGGCGGCGAATGGCATCCGTACCAGGACAAGGTCGATACCGGCCTGCTCACGCTGAAGACGAACCGTCCCTACTGGGACTCCCGTCGCGGCGTCGACGTTCTGCCAGCCCCGACCGTGCGCGTCACCGCGAAAGGCGTCCAGAAGCTTTACCGGCTGCTCGGTGGCTCCGAAGCGCTGGTGGAGGCGTCCTGACCATGAGCGAGGTCTACATCTCCACGAAGGAGGCCGGACGTCGGCTCGGCATCTCCACCAAGACGGTCCGGGCCCTGCTCCACGCAGGCGACTTGAAGGGCTACCCGCAGACGACCGCCACCTCTGGCGACGTGTGGGCCTGGAAAGTCTCCGAAGACTCGATCGACTCCTACATCCGCAGGCAGCGCGCCAAGGTGCCCGCCTAACCCAACATCTCACCGTTCCGGGGCGGGGTCGATGTTCGGGGGGACCGACCCCGCCCCACCCCAAATCACAGACGAAAGGAAACCCACCCAATGACCACCAAGAAGGCTCCAGTAGCCGCAACCGACGAAGGCCCCACCCAGCTCGCCTACAAGGGCTTCACGCTCAACGACGACGGCACGATGCAGTGCCGTAACTATCCGTTCGTCGAAGGCGAAACCTACGAGGAGCAGCACGCCGTACTGTGCCGCTCCGGGTTCCACGCCTGCCAGTACCCGCTCGACGTGTTCGGCTACTACCCGCCCGCCGGCTCGGTGTTCCACGAGGTGTTGGTGGACGAGTCGGCCAAGCCGAAACCTGGCGACGACACGAAGGTCGCCTCGAAGCGAATCAAGATCGGTGCCCGACTCACCATCGCCGGCATCGTCAAGGCGGCAGTCGAATACACGATCGAGCGCTCCACGCCCGAGCCTGGCGGACGTGCCACCGGGGATCGGGGTGCTGCGTCGGCCACCGGGGATCGGGGTGCTGCGTCGGCCACCGGGGATCAGGGTGCTGCGTCGGCCACCGGGTATCAGGGTGCTGCGTCGGCCACCGGCCAGGATTCCTCAGCGCTCGCAGCCGGCTACCTGGGTCAGGCGCGGGGCATCAAGGGTGCCGCACTGTTCCTCGCCGAGCGGGATGACGACTACCACATCATCGCCGTGGCGGCAGTGATTGTTGGCCGCAAGCATGCTGGTCGGATCGTCAAGGCTGACACCTGGTATTCGCTGCGCGGCGGCAAGCTCGTTGAGGTTGACGCCTGGGGTGATCCGAAGTGATCACTCTCACGGTCCGGGTTCGCGAGACCCAGCCGGATGACGTGGTGTCGTTCGGCGGCCAGTCGGTCAAGGTTGCGGCTGTCGATGCCCCACACGGCCCCGAGCAGCGGCTTGCGACCGTGTGGATCCACGACGGCCTGGGCGGACTGTCTGATCTGAATCTCCTGCCGGATGCGCAGATCACTGTGCAGCGCGAGGTGGCGTGATGATCCACACCTATCCGACCTGGTTCAACGGTGGCGGCTGGCTGCTGTTCCTGACGCTGGTGGCGTTGGGACTGGCTGTGACCGCGTGGATTCGTGGGGCCCGCTGATGTGCAAGACGTGTGGCGGGACGGGTGTCGTCTACGAGTTCGACCCGGATCAGGGGCGTATCCCGCAGCCGTGCCCGTCGTGCACCTGCAGCACCTGTGACCGCTCCTACATCCGGGATCCGCGATGCCAGTGCCGGAGGGCCGCCTAATGCCCGAAGACGACGACCGGGAGCCTGCCGAGTTTGGTTGCGACCTGTGCGCCAACGCCGGCTGCTCGAAGTGCGACCCCGACTATCCAACTGCTTTCCCTCTGGCGGCCGCATTGGACCGCCTCGCTGAAAGGAACATCGCATGACCGACAAGCCGACCGTCTACGAAGCCTGGTCGAAGGTAATGGAAGACGTCCAGGCGATCGGCAAGAACCAGACCAACTCGACCCCGGGCCAGAACTACAAGTTCCGTGGCGTCGATGCGGTGATGAACGCGGTGGGCCCTGTCCTCCGCCAGCACAAGGTGATTGTCGTCCCGGAGTTCGTCGAACAGACGCACCGGGATGTGCTGACCACGAAGGGCAACCCGTCGCGTGAGGCGACCGTGCTGGTCACCTACCGCGTGTATGGACCGGCTGGCGACAGCTTCACGATGCAGGCGCCAGGCGAGTCGATGGATTCGGGCGACAAGGGCACCCCGAAAGCGATGTCGGTGGCGTACCGGACGGTTCTGTTGCAGGCGTTGACGATCCCGACCGATGAGCCGGATCCGGATTCGCAGACCTACGAGCGGGCCACTGGCTCGGCCGGATCGGATGACGATCGCCCGGCGAATCTGGTCGCGCTGCAGAACCGGCTGCTGAACCTGTCGAAGGCCATCAACCCGCAGCTGTCGAGCCGGGATGAGGCGGTCAAGTTCATCTCCACCAACCTGGTCGAGCGGGGCCTGAGCAAGGACTCGGTGGCTGATTTGGTGACGCTCGCGAACGAGTGGGAGGCCCAGAAGTGAACAAGGCTGAGCAGCTGATGGCCGTGAAGGGCCTGATTTGGGGTTTGCAGCAGGTCGAGAACCGGCTCAAGGGCGAGGTGTTGGACCTCAAAGAGCAGGTCGGAGCCTCCCAGTTCCGCACCGATCTTGGACCAGTGTCGGTCGCT